TAAAATTCCCTTCCCTTAAACTAAAACCTGTAATGGTTGCAGGAATGCTATTTATAGCAAGTTTAAGCCAAGCGGTGGACTTGGATAATGTAAGGCAGGAGGATTTAATTTTCAATAGTGATGTAACCGAAATAGTAGGTTACAGAACAGGCTCGGACTACATAGAAATTGAACCGATACCAATTGCAGAGTATGAAAATTTCAATCCGAAAGGTG